ATCAGACATAGCCACTTTAGTTCTTTGTCTATTGGAATAAATTTTAGCTCCAGCTTTTAGAGCCATTCCGGCTAGATTAAACCACATATTAGAACCACTTAGCTTTAACTGGTTTTTTATCGGATCTCAAACGTTTTGTACCTTTAACGGTAACCGTTTGAGTTTCAATAGGATCAGTAGCTTCAATTTTAACGCCACCTTTTGGATATCCATCTTTTCCAGCACCTAATTCTTTTGTAATCTTCGGTGCATCAACATATCCTGATCCTCTTTGCCAATCTTTACTCATAATTATCTCCTTTTTCTTTTTATACTTACTTTTTCTTAAAATTTCTACCAAAATCATGACGTTTACTTTTATCGGCCATTTGTTGCTTTTCTAAAGAGACCCCTGCACGTAAATGAGCTAATTCTTCGTTCTGTTCTAGCTTTTCATCGTGTTGTTGGTCGCCCACCATGACTTTCATAGTATCTAAACCGATTCGGTCTTCGTCGTATTCTTTTTTACGCTCGTTATCCATCGCTCTAAGGTCTAATTCTCTCGCTTTTAGCTTCATTAATGGATCGCCACCGAAACCACCGGTAATTTTGTTTTCTTCCTTCGCATACTCTTCCGTCATTTCAGCAATTAACACCGCTTTTCGCGCTTCGATCTGATTAGTTAACTGTTGAATACGTTGTTGCGCTTGCATCACTTGCGGATTTTGCTGCGCGGCTCGCGGGTTTTGCATGGCAGGTCCCATTTGTTGTTGAAGGGCTTGTAATTCTTGTAATTCTTTTACAAATTCTAACTGAACTTGTTCTTGGGCCATAAAGGAAATGTGTTCTAAAATATTTTTCTGTATCGCTGCCATAACTTGTGGATTATTTTGCACCATGTTTAAACTCATGAAATGTAAATGGGCATCGATGTGCGCTTTATGGTCTTGTCCACCAAAAGCTTGAAAAGGTTTTCCTGACATTGCTACAATATGTTCTAAAGCAGGATCCATTGGAATCGGTTTCAGCGGCGCCGGTAAAATGGCGTTAATATTTTTAACTCCAACCGCTTCATACATACTTCGATACGCTTGATATAAGTTATGAAGTTGTGGATTCGATTGCGCCAGTTGTAATTGCATTTGCGCCATCGAAATTCTTTGTGTTTGAGAAAAGATATTCGGATCGGCTACCGGTAGAATATCTACACGGTCATCAAAATCGGTTGCTTTAATTTCTTTTTTCGCATTAGGAACATCGTAAGGATAAACGGGGGGTAAATAAGTTTTAAAAACTTGCGCTAATAATTTAAATTCTTGTTTAAGTCCGACGTACAATCTTTTATGAATCGCCGACATCACTCTTGATCCTCTTTCAAGTAGCGCTACGGTTGTTCCGACAGCCGCTTGCTGATTCATATCGCCTACTTGATTGTCTGCGATGCTCGCGAATCGTTGGCCCGCTTGAACGACAATCCCCATCAATTGTAATAAGGTTTGTGAAGGTTCCTTATAAGGCAACTGCATAAACGAGTCTCTAATATTGCCTCCCGGAGCGTCGACATCTCTAAATTCTCCCGGTTGTAAAGGTTGTGCATCGTCTCGAACTCTTATGCCTCTTGTTTTAAATCCGGCAGGAAGATTGGCTAACGTACCTGCATCTAAAAGTTGTCTTAATGCAGAAGTTGCTGTTCTAGATAATCCACCAATCATGTGAATTAAACCAAAACCATAAAAACCTAATCCTGGTAAAAATTTGAAATGAACAAAATAATTTATTTTATTTTTTAAAGGGTCATCTAATTTATAATTTCTTCGAATGGATAAAACTTTAAAATTAGCTTCATCAACGGTTACGACGTAAGGTAATTTAATACCCGTTGGTTCTCCGTCTTCACCAACATCTTCATAGCCTTCTAAATCTAAATTGGTATGAACTTCAATTAAAGTATAAACATCGTCTTGCTTATCTTTGGTAATCCCTTCAAGTTCATGTTCTTTTTTAGTTAATTCATTTTCTGTAATTGGAGGTTCCCCTAACTCAATGTCTCGATAAAATCCTGAAACCTGTTGTTTACGTAAATCATTTTGAGAAATTTTAATAACGTGTACAATCGCTTCCGCATCTTCTAAAGAAGTGGCAGCATAAGGTACCACCAAATCATCCGCCGGGATGAATTTGGAAACGGCCCTACCTAAAAGTTGGTCGTAATAGACTTTCTTGAATGTAGAGCCGGCGAGGGGTAAATAAAAAAGCATTTGATCAAACTCAGGTTCATATTCTTTCATCTGATCCATAAGTTGATAATTCATAAAATCTTTTACACGATGCGCTTGATCTTGTTTCGCTTCATTCACATCGCCTAAAATCTGTGCTCGGACAGGTCCGTCAGCAGGTAATAATTCTTTATAAGCTGTTGCTTGAAATTGTGTAACCGCTTCAGCAAGTACTGGGTGAGTCACGCCTGACGCGCCTCTAAAAGGTTCGGTTCTTCTATCATATTTAAATCCTAAAAGATCTAAACCTTCTCGATAACTATCTTCCCAGTCTTTTCTTGAATTTCTATAATCTCTATAATCGTCGGTAAGTTTGGAACCTAAATCATCTAAAACACTATCTTCTAAAAATTCTGCCAAATTGGCATAGTGATCTTCTCCCCCTTGAGGCGAAGCTGTAGCAGGGTCAAAAGAGACTTCTGCGCCTCCTTCTTCCGTCATTTCTATTTCAACGGGTTTTCCTTCACTATCAACTTGTTGAATTTTTTCTTTAATTTCTTCTTCGATTTCCACTTCTCCTGGAATCTCAACGGTAGTTTTAGTATTGGGTAATGGTTTCTCTATTTTAGCCATTTAACTATTCTATACTCTCTTATTGATTGTTTCAACACCTGAAAGGGTTCTATCCTGATATTTTAGCATTGTCAATTTCTTCTGGATTGAAAAGGTCATATATAAAACCTTCCTTGTTTTTGTATTTTTGATACTGGTCATAAGCGGTTAAACCGGTGCTTAGAGCTAATCCAGGCAAACCTAAAAATCGAGTTGCTCCTCTGATCATTCCTGGACTCATTCCAAGTCTCATTACAGAAGCTAACTTACCACTTTTATCTGCATATCCGGCAGCTTTTGTTAAAGGAGACATCGTTGCCAACCCTAACCAGTTAAAAGGATCTTTTGCAATTTCAGATGGATCTCTTCCTTCTTGAATTTGTTTACCAATGAAATAAGAATCGAGAGCCGCTGTGGGTAAAGGCAACCCTATATGTGCGAGAGCACTTCCAGTTTTTCTTAAAATTCCTGGTTTAGCTGTTCCCGCTTTAACAGGCATTGGATTATCATCTGCCCATGTTTTAAGTTCTCCTTGTGATACAACGTCGTCAGTTGCAGTATTAACAATAGCACCAATATCTGAATTATATTTTAAAGTTCCGGCTTCTAATTGATTTAGAGTTTTTCGTGGCAAGATCATTTGATCTGCCATGGCATCAACATTAATTCGTCTAGCCATTTTAGTTCCAATATTAAAATCTTTTTCAGGGATAGTTAATGATTTAAGTTTTGAAGGATCATCTGCAAATTGTGCCGCTACCTTTTTATCAGCAGTAAAAAATCTTCCTTTTAATTTATCACTATAGGGAATCTGTTCAACTTCGCTCGTACCTGGTTTATATCTTGCCATCGTACCAGGAGCATTAGCTCTTTCTCCTCTAAATATTTCAATTAGTTTTGGATCATTAGAGACTTGTTTCGCAACTCTGGTAGGATTTGCATTTGCAACTTTTATAAAGCAACCGTCTGCACAACGCACTGTATTTTCCAGTGCCTTTCTAACCGGTGATCCTGAAGGTTCACTTTTATAAAGTGTCTTAAGTGTTTTTAGAAATTCGTCTTCTTGTCTTTTAGCAAACTTAGCTTGTTCTTTTACATTTAATTGAATAGTTCCTATATCTCCTTTGGTCGTTTCTTTAACGGATTTTTCAAGTAAACCCGCACCTGGAGATTTTAGAGGATCTTGTCCATAAATATGAGAAAACTTACCTGTTTTCTCATTCATTATAACGCCGTTTAAATTTCTATTGCTTTTTTCAACTAAATCAGAAATCTCTTCATTAAAAGCATTTATTTTTAATTGATCTGCTTTAGGAATAACTTTTCCTTTGTACTTAGCTGCGATTTCATTTTGTTTTTTATAAATAGATTCTAATGCTTTTTCAAAAGGTTTAACTAACTCTTGATTAACCTTACGAGTATCAAATCCTAAACTTTCTAGAGGATAATCGACCCTTAATTTCACTAATTGTCTTAAACTAGCCCTATGCCCTAATTCAAACTTTCCTTTTTTAGAATAAAGTTTAGTAATGTCTCTTTCTCTTTTTGGTAGAGAACTTTTGTCCATAAACCCTCTTCTCTCTTTTTGTTTAAATTTTTTATAAGCTTTTCCTTCATAGGGAGGAGAAGGATATTCTAATTT